TGTTTCAAGACTTGTCATTTGTTAGACCAGTAGTCACGGCGTTTGGCCCGCGCGCAATGCCGAACACACCTAGCAAAACATTTGTGCGACCAACAATCACAACGCACACCAGCACCGCAACACAAACCGAGGGTGCTGCACCGTCAGCAACCACAATGGTTATTGCGTCAAACACAGTTACAAAAACAACTGTTGCAGGTCAAGTAACGATCACAGAACAGGACATGGATTTTACAGACCCGTCATCAATGGATTTAATTTTGAACGACTTGGCTGGCGAGTACCTAATCAAAACTGATGATGTGGCAGCCGATGCGCTAGTTGCTGGTGCAACTGCATCAGGATCAACTTGGACATTTGATCAGGACAATCCAGCAACTTTGATTGACGCGTTGTATGACGCGGCACGCGAAATCACTGAGGACAGCAACTACTTCCCAACACACTTGTGCGTATCGCCAAATATTTGGGAAAAATTGGGTCGACAGTTAGACGGGTCAAACCGACCAGTGCTTGGATATGTCACAGACGGGATTATGGGCCAAAACTCAATCGGTAAAACAACTGGTTTGGCTTACACCAAAATGAATGTGCTTGGCCTTGATCTTGTTGTTGACAACAATTTTGCAACCGACACAATGCTCGTTGTTTACGCGCCAGGTTTTGAAATCTACGAGCAGATTAAAGGCATGTTGTCAGTTCAAAACATTCAAAAATTGGGTCGAGAGTTTGCCTACTACGGTTACTTTGCAACATTTGTTGCCAAATCATCGTTCATTCAAAGCATCGCGATTGCTTAGTCGTAGGCGGCTTAACCGCTTATGGCAGCATACAAAACACAAACCAAACAGTTACTAGATAATTACGCCTGCATTAGCACACTCGAATCAACCGAGATCGCGCTAGGCGAGTCAGTAGCAGTTTCAGGTTTAGCAGCACCATTCACAGGCACATTTACTGTGCTTGCGTTACCGCAATATGCGTATGCCGGTGTTGACGGTGAAACAGGCGAATTTATTTACAACACAAGCGTGCTTGTACCTAATCAAATTTTGTATGCGTGCACCGGTAGCGATGTTGAATTTGTGGTTGACTATTCAGGCACGGTCACCTACACGCAGACCTGCACATGGGTAACGGCCGCACAAATTTTGACATATCTTGGCATTGCAACCGCGACCGTTGACGACACAACATTTGTGACACAGTGCGCTAGCGCTGCAAACATATTTTGTTATCGTCGCCGACAAGAGGTTGGCTACTTTGATGCGCTTGCAACATCGCCTAGCGGTGATGTCACACTGGCAACGATCATGTACGGCGCGGCGCTTTACCGTCAGCGCGGTGGCATAAGCGACTTTGCATCATTTGACGGCATGTCTGCTGGCTCGACTAACGGACTATCACCAATCGTTAAGCAACTGTTAGGTGTTGACAGACCGCAGGTTGCATAATGGCAGCACAAACATACACCGATCTGTTTAACACAGCCATTAACACGCTGGCCGCCAAACTGAACACGGTCACAGGGCTTGTCTGTGTCACTGACCCACGCAACTTGCAACCGCCATGCGTACTGTTAGACGCGCTCTCATTCACGGCATTTAACAACAACATTGTTGACCTATCAATCCCGGTCACAGTTATTAGTCTCGGGCCGAGCAACGCAGACGCATACCGCAACGCACTAAATGTTGCAGCGCTTGTGCTGGCTGCCAATGTTGCGGTCACTGACGGCAGACCAACCACGCTTACTATTGGCGGTGTTGACTACCCTGCACTATCTTTAAACATACAATTAAAGGCATCAACGACATGAGCAAATATCTAGTGACCAGCAATCGACTTATCTGGCCGAATGGCACAATTATTGATACAGCCGATTTAAAGCATTCAAACATTGAGGTGCTTGTCGCTGGCGGTCACATATCCCCACACAAGCCCACAAAATCTGTTAAAACTATTACTGAACCAAAGGACTAAATTATGGCAACTAGCGTTTATCTCTCGAACCCTGTAGTGACAATTAACAGTGTGGCGCTGACCGATCAGTGCACAAGCGCGACCGTTAACTATGTTTATGAGCAGTTAGAAACGACCTCATTTGGTGACACGGCACGCAAGTTTGGCGGCGCTGCAGTTACATCGTTGCAAAACAACAGCATTGAAGTTGAACTTTATCAATCGTATGCGGCAAGCGAAACTGAGGCAACAATTTTTGGTTTGGTCGGCATAGTTACCACAATTCTTGTTGCGCCAGCGTCAGGCATTGCAACAGCAACAAACCCGATCTACACACTGACTGGCGCGTATCTCGAGTCGCACACACCAATAAATGCGTCACTTGGCGAATTGTCGACTATCACATTGACATTTGCTGGTGGCGTGCTTACTAAAGCAGTGTCATGATCGCGCGGCACTGGCCGCTGAGAACTAAAAAAACAAAACAAACCGAGAGGGTACAACCATGCAACTGACCTTAAAAGTCACTTTAAAAGATGCCACACATCAAGTCACAACAAACATGATGACCATTGTGATGTGGGAACGCAAGTACAAACGCAAAGCATCGCAAATGTCTGACGGTATCGGCATGGAAGATTTGTCATATTTGGCGTATGAAGCGTCACGCGCACAAGGCATTACAGTCCCGGCAACACTTGATGACTACATCAAACAAATTGAGAAACTAGAGGTGGTCGATACGAACGACCCAAAAGCAGACGCGGTAGTTACCGCTATGGATTAGCGCAGATAGTTGTGGCTACAGGATTTTGGCCGTCAGAAATCACATTCGAGTTAGATGACATGAACACCGTTATTGAACTTATTAATAAAGATCGCAAGGCGCGCTAATGCCAGTGTCAACAACTATTCAGGTGGTCGGTGTTAAGGACACAATTAATGCGTTACGCAAAATTGACCCACAGTTACAAAAAGATTTTAAAGCACAAGCAACACAAATCGCTGAGCCAGCAATTAGCGCTGGCAAAGCGGTTTATACACAAGTGCCATTGTCAGGCATGGCATACAACTGGACTAGCAATGGTCGTAAAGTATTTCCGTTTACGGTCAGCAAAGCGGTTAAAGGTGTACGCATGAGATTTGACACTAGGCGCAACGCGGTAGGCGTAATTTTGATTGAGCAAAAAGACCCGGCTGCAGCAATCTTTGAAACTGCAGGTCGCGCAAACGCAAACAAACTGAGCGCAAACCTAGAACCAGTCACGGCAGGTCGCACTCGACTTATCGGGCCAGCGGTGTACAGGGCACGCAAAAAAATTGAGCGCGAGATGCAAGCAATGATCTTGGACACCATTCGAGAAGTGCAAAAGGACATTTAGTCATGGCGCTATCTATACCAATTATTAGCGAGTTCAGCGATAAAGGTATTAAAAAAGCGATTGCAGAATTTAAGCAACTTGAGGGCGCTGGCGCTAAATCGGCGTTTGTACTTAAAAAAGCAATGTTGCCAGCAGTCGCAGTTATCGGCACATTGACCGCTGGTTTAGGTATGGCAACCGCTGCAGCGGTAGAGGATCAAAAAGCACAAGACCTGTTAGCGCAACAGTTACGCACTAGCGCAATGGCAACCGATGAAGCAATTGCTAGCAATGAGGAATTTATATCGGGTATGTCGCGCGCGTTTGCGGTCGCTGATGACCAACTCCGCCCGGCAATGGCAAACCTGGTGCGCTCGACTGGCTCGGTAGAAACTGCACAGTCGTTAATGAACACGGCGCTAGACATTGCGGCGGCTACTGGCAAAGATTTAGAGACCGTCACACTGGCATTAGGTAAAGCAGCCAACGGTCAAACAGCAGCGCTAACAAAACTTGACCCGTCACTTAAGGGTGTTATTGATAGCAGTAGCAGTCTTGACGACATTACACAGGCGTTAGCAGTGTCGTTTGGTGGCGCGGCCACAGTGTCGGCAGAGTCATTTGACGGCCGTATGCGTGGCATGAAAATAGCGTTAGACGAAACTAAAGAGTCGATAGGCGCGGCGTTGTTACCAGTCTTAGAACAACTATTGACGGTCATGAAACCTGTTGCAGATTTTGCACAGGAAAATACAAGAGTGTTTTTAATCATGGTTGGCGTTATCGGTGCGGTCGCTACAGCAGTAATCGCAGCCAATGTTGCCATGAAAATTTATCAGGCAACACTTGTGCTAACCAAGATCGCTACTGTTGCGTTAAATATTGCAATGAGCGCCAACCCATTTGTGATCGTGGCAGCGGCAGTAGTTGCGCTCACTGCAGCAATGGTGTTTTTAGAAATAAAATTTAATGCAATGTCGCGCGCATTTGACATGTTCGGCAACAGCATCATGGTTGTTACAGGGCCGTTAGGTGTGCTTATTGGCAGTTTGCGCAGACTGGTAGAACTCAAAGATGCAATAGGGTCGTTTGATATCGGCGGGATAAACATTCCGGGTTTTGCTGACGGTGGCATTGTCACTCGACCAACGCTGGCAATGGTTGGCGAAAAAGGCCCTGAAGCAATTATTCCGTTGTCTCAAATGGGTGGCATGGGTGGCGGTGTGACCGTCAATGTGACTGGCGGTTTGTCGACTAGCGCTGAGATAGGTCAGGCAGTTGTTAACGCCATACGCGCTTACAACAGGTCTGCAGGCCCGGCACAAATACAGGTTGCCTAATGGCTGGCACAGCGGTTGTTGGCGCTGGTAATTACAGCCTGGAAATTGACACAGGGTTTGTGCAAGACGCGTTCATACTTGATGACGCGGTGCAAGGCGTGTTAAACAACACAACTTATGTGCTTGACGGTACAACAAATTTTGCTGATGTCACGACAGGCATTGACGCTATTATTGTGCGGCGCGGTCGGCGCGATGTAGGCGACCAGTTTAGTGCTGGCACGATGACATTTAACATGCTTGACACCAGCGGAATATTCAACCCGTTTGATACGCAGTCACCGTATTATGACGCATCAACAGCGCAACCGGGTTTAGCGCCTATGCGTAAAGTGCGACTAGCACGCTATGACGATCTAAATGTTAAGCAATATTTGTTCGTTGGCTACATAGTCAACTATGACTACAATTTTGCGCTTGGCGGTATTGACACAGTAACCGTGTATTGTGCTGATGATTTTTATTTGTTGGCACAAACATTTTTGGCAGAGTTTAATGTTAGTGAGCAGTTGAGCAGCGCTCGACTATCGGCAGTACTTGATTTGCCTGAAGTCAACTTTCCTATTGGCCAGCGCGCAATCAGTACAGGCACACAAACACTTGGCGGCAGTGCACCGTTTACTGTTGACGCTGGCACAAACACTTTGCAGTATTGCTCGGCAATTAATCTTGCTGAACAGGGTCGACTGTTTATGGCGCGTGACGGCGACCTAACATTCCAGCCACGCATCGGCAACACATTGTCAAACCCGGTCGCAGACTTCCACGATGACGGCACAAACATACCGTATGACGGTGTAGGCATCACATTTGAGGCAGATCAAGTCGTCAATCGCGCGGCCGTCAGCATCATCGGTGGGTCAGTAGAAGTCGCAGACAATGCAGCCAGTCAAGCAAAATACTTTATACAAACAACCAGCATCACCGAGTCGCTGTTACATAATGACGCGGCAGCACAAGCACTGGCAATTTATTTGCTAAACCCTGAACCCGAGGCGCGCTACACATCACTGACCACAAACCTAAACAAATTGACTGACGCGCAACGCGACACTGTGGCAATCATTGACATAGGCGACACAATTACGATTGAGAAAACATTTGCCAGTGGTGCAGGCACAACCGAACTGGCACAAGAATTGTCGGTAGAGGGTGTCGAGCATACGATCACGGTGGGTAGCGGTCACCGGGTCGAGTACTTTACAAGCCCTACCACGCTGGTATTTGAGTTAATACTTAATGACGCTGTTTACGGCATCATCAATTCAACAAATGTTTTAGGGTAATCTAAGGAGCAACTATGGCATTGACAACATTTACAGCCGCACAGGTTTTGACCGCAGCACAACTTAACGCGGTACAGGCAAACGATTATAACCAGACGGTCAGCACCAAGACTGCTAGTTACACACTTGTCGCGGCCGACAAGGGCACGCGCGTTGTTATGAATGTTGCAAGCGCAAACACGGTCACGGTCAACACTTCGCTGTTTAGCGCTGGCGATACTTTGGTGATCCAAAACATTGGTGCAGGCGTAACTACTGTTACTGCTGGTACTGCCACTGTGTCGAGTGCCGGGCCGTTGGCAATACCGCAAAACGGTAGCGGTTTACTTTATTTTACTAGTGCTGGTGTGTCAATTTTTTATCCGTCAGCGGTTACGGTGGCTACACCACCAGCCAGCGGTCTTACTTTTATTGCTAAAACTGTTTTAACGGCGGCAACGCAACACAATATTTTAAATTGTTTTAGTACAACTTACGATCATTACACGATTAAGTTTACAAGTTTTTTAAATGTTACTACTATAAATATGCGGTTTGGCACTAGCGGTACGCCTGACACTGGCAGTAATTATCAAAATACTGGTACATATAACGACAGTTCGGCAGTTAGTTCGGCGTTTTACAATTTCAATGCTTCATCTGCGACATTAGTTAATAACGCGTCAGCATCGTCATCAGGATTATTTTTAGATGTTTCGTCACCGTTTCTCGCCGCTAAAACTACTTTTATGAGCACCGCAGGCGTAACTTTATCGGGTCAAACTATCGGTAATTTGAGTCGAGGCGTAGTAAATACCACGACAAGTTACACCGATTTAGTTTTATTATCTGCCAGCGACATATCTGGCACAATTTCTATTTATGGATTTGCGAATAGTTAGGACTATATGACAACACCACAGACAACTATTCACGATTGCGTTACAGGCGAAACAATTACGCGCGATATGAACGCTGGCGAACTTGCACAATTTGAAGCAGATCAAGCTCAAGCAAAAGCAGACGCTACAGCAAAAACAAAAGCAGACATAGCAAAACAGGCAGCGCGTCAAGCAATACTTGACAAATTAGGTTTGACCGCTGACGAAGTAGCAACGCTATTGACCTAGATATGACTAGCAAAAAAATTAACAAAGCACACAGACAAATAGGCGACCAAACAACTAAAGGCGGCCTGCTAGGCATCATGATTTATACGCTTAGCAAAAACAATGTTGACCCGGTACTGATCGCAATGATTACGCCAGTGGCAGCCAGTGTGCTTGCATGGGTGTCAACTAAAATTGGTGACCCTGATCTTGCGTGTTTGTTTATACCTGACGACAAAAAAGATGTGTGAAACCGTACACAGTTAACGCAGCGCCAGTCGCAACACGGCCACTAGCAGGCATGGATTTGTGGTTGTCGCGATGTGTCAGACATTCGAACAATTCGTTATGGAATAACGGGTCATGGGTTGTGCGCGATGTGCGAGGCAAACCCGGCATTGTGTCAAATCATGCCAAAGGCGTAGCGGTGGATTTGTCGTATCGTTGGCAGTCAGAAAAAAAGAAGGGTCTGCAAAACGGCCGCAAAGTGTCACTGGCATACATGATCAAATTGCTTGAACACGCAGACACGCTAGGCATTCAACTTGTCATTGACTACGCGCTAAACAGGTCATGGCGCTGCAGTCGAGGTACTTGGATTGCTGGCACATTTGAGTCAGGCGACTGGTATCACATAGAAGTAGACCCAGTGATGTGTAACAGCCCTGAACTCGCTAAACAGGCGTGGGATAAGGTGTTTGGCGTAATACCTGCAGTAATTAAAAATCCCGTGTAAGGTAGTTCTCGACCGAGAAAGTCGAGGCCACCATGCCATTCATCATCAAAACAATTATCGCATTTGCGTTATCAGCAATCGGACTTGGCGTATACCAAGTGCCACAACCGCGACCTGACATGTCAACCACAACGCCCACAGACACGCCATACGCGCTTATAGGCGGTCATGGGCAATATGTAGCCGATCTGTACCGTTTTGTGCCACCAACGACAACTACAGTCATTACACAGCCTGTGTATAAGCATGGGGATTGTTCATGGCTACCAAAACTGGCATTGCAGGCAGGCTGGTCAATTTATGACCTAAAGCAATTACAGCACATCGCACTTCGAGAGTCGGGCTGCTGCCCTGCGCGCGCTGGCGGTGACAAGGTAGACAAATACTGCAACATAACTGGCGTGGCCGAATGGTCGCACCGATCAGATAGCGGCCTAATGCAGTTAAACGGTGTCCACTGGCAACCCACGCACCCGAATTATCACGGCACAATCTGCAAAGGCATGGACATCTGCACACAACCGCCATTGTTTGACGCGCTAACAAACCTAAAAGCGGCGCGCTTACTGTACTTGCAGGCAGGCTGGTCGCCTTGGTCAATCTGCCACCGGGACAACACATGCAAATAGATAAACAATTACAAGACCTGTGCTGGTTAATCTTTGGCGGTCTATTAACTGTGCGACTACTCAGTGCTATATTCCTAAACACATAACAAAAGGAGAAATAAAAATGACCGAGAACGAATACAACGAAACATTTGATATGCAAATGGAACGAGAACACCAACAGACTGTCGCTCGAATGCGCGAATTTCAATTAATAGGCGAACAGATTAGCAAAATGCCAGTCGTGAACACACGCACACTAGAAATAGAGGTTCGTTACCTTATGGGCATCATTAGTGAACTGGAAGCAATGGTAAAAAACTTAGAGTCAGAAACACGCAGATTAGAACAGTTGGTGCATCGTGTCACAAATTGATGAGCAACCTACAATAAAATTAAGTCAACACGATTTAGACAAATGTTTAGAATTTACTGACCTACATACAAAAGCATGTAAAGCACGAAACGCACAACAAAAACACGGCAATTTCAGCGTGCAAAAAAAACATCAACAAACATTGCAAGGGTATTTAGGCGAACGCGCAGTAGGTCTTTATTTTGATTATTCAACAATATACAAACCTTACAACAGAACTATTCCAGATGTGCTTGGATACGAAGTACGAACGGTAAAACATGGCAATAAATTGTTGTTAACTTACTCTGATGATCTTGACGCAAATTATATTAATGTGTCAATAAATTACCAAACAATGACAGCCACTTTGCAAGGTTGGTCACCATTGCAACGCACATTTACTAAAACTAATTGGCTTGACCAACCACAATGGCACACTCCTTGTTACGGAATGCATGAAAATCAATTATGGCCAATGCACACACTGCCTGCTACCACAGAATTAATTGCACATCAAATAAAGGTGTACGCATGAGACGCGGCTACGACCCGGGCTATGGCAGTCGAGAGCAGTTAAAAGATTGTCAGGAGCAAGGCATGAAAGCAGCGCGCGAGCGTGACACATTAAAAGCAGAAAACGCCGCACTGTTAGATCGCATAAACAAATTAACTTGGCAGTCTGAGCAATACAAAACACTGCTGGTATGTATGCGACACTTTATGAATTGTGACGGCGCTAACGAATGCCGAACTTGCGTTGTCACAGCCGACATGTATTTAGAGTTAATGGCATGAGCACATTTAGTCTTGGTGATTATGTCGATGTACCAGCGCGCGTCAAAATGCTGTTTGAACGCTGGCCAAACGCACGCATAGTCGAGTCAATACCACAGATCAGAATGTTTGACGGCCGCGAATGGGTAGAGGTCACGGTCACAATACATCTAGGCGATGACACAACACCTGTTGTTGCGAGCGCGTGGGAGTGCAAAGGGACTACAAGTTACACACGCGATAGCGAGATGATGAACTGCAGCACATCGGCAGTTGGCCGGGCTTGCGGACTGCTAGGGCTCGGTATAGGCAAATCTATTGCGTCACGCAACGAGGTACAGATGCGTCAGCCAGCAGTTGCGCCTGTTACACCTAATGACGATAATCCATTTTATGATGAGAACGCTAAACAGTATGCGTCACCTAAGCAGCGTGGCATGATCAGGGCGCGCGCATTCGAGAAAAAGATCGGCACAACAGAACTGATGCCATACATAAACAAGGTGTTAGGCAACGAGTATTCAAGCATTGAGGCGTTAAGCAAACAGGAAGCATCACAGGTAATTGACTCGCTACAGGATTGACATACCGTTGACATACCGATAACTATTACTGGCAGGGCTTGCATCAGTGCAATGATGTGTGCAATAAGAACACTCGGCAAACGAGGGTAGATGATCTATGTGGTAACACATGGTCAGGCAATGGTTAAAGATATGGGAGTGCGATTGAAGGCAGCGCACGGGGGACTAGCGCATTAGGTTCAATCACACACAACTAAGCATGTAACATAAACAACAACCAGCAACGCCTAACATCACATGAAACATCACCAACAACAATCGAGGACAAGCGCGACAGCGCGCGTCAGTGCATTATGAGCAAACACCACAAACACCCTGAGTACCTAAAAAACAGGGCGGGCATACTTCGAGAACAACCAATATGTACAGTATGCAACCGAGCACCAAGCACACAGGTAGATCACATCACACCAATAGACGCAGGCGGAGGACACGACCCCAGCAACCTACGCGGAATATGTGCACCATGTAACAACCGTCTAGGCAAACAATATGTCACACAACGCAACAAACACAGACAAACAATACGCGGGGAGGCTTTACGCGATCACGGCATAGAAATACAAACAAAAACAAAATCGGTTTTTTATGAGCAAACCGAATTCCC